TTACTTCCCAGCATTTGATAAATTTACGAGTCTTCCTTTGCGCATCTCGATAATTTTAGCCAAATGAGGCATAAGACCGTAGATAAACAGCGAATCGTCTTTTATCAATTCTTTGTCACCGTCTATGAAACAGTCTTTTGCCAATTCTCGCATGGCACCGGCTTGGTCTTTCTGGGAAAGGGACAGATACTTGCTGAACGCCGGGAAGGGTGGCTGCTTAAAGTAGCCGATATAGTATGGCTTTTCGCCTTCATCTTCATCTCCCTCTACCAAAATCGGGAATACACGTTTCAGTTTGGGGTCCGAATCTTTCAGCTCTTTTACTTTCTTTTCAATCTCAGTCTGCATTTTCTCAGGCATGAGGAAATCGTCGTTTTGATTTTCCATAATTTCTATTGATTAAATATTTAGTGTCTTTTATCTATGAATAGAACAAAAGAAAAAAGATGGTTGCCTGATTGATGATTTTTTATTTTTAAATGCTGATATTTTGTTATTTAGATAAATCTCAATACTTTTGTGAAATCATTTGATTTACTGATGAGAAAATACGAACAGAAAAAGTTGATTCAAATAGCATTATATGTGCTACAGAAAACAGGAGGCATTGACTATTACCACTTGTTCAAGATTTTGTATTTTGCCGAATTAAAACATTTAGCTAAATGGGGAGAGAAAATCATATCTGATACTTTCTATGCTCTTGACTACGGTCCTGTACCAACACTATTGTATGATGTTGTCAAAGGATACAATATCCCTAATACAGACTTGTTAGAGTTGTTCTCAGACAATGTTCTTTTTGCTGGTAAAGATGCGCCTAACGTATTATTACCTAAATGTGAGGCTGATATGAATTATATTTCAAAATCAGAAATAGAGGCTTTGGATGCTTCTATTAATGAAAATGCGCATCTAACTTTTGGTCAACTCAAAGAAAAATCACATGATGATGCTTGGTACGAAGCATACCATCACTTAAATGGTTCAAATGTTATTTCTCCTATAAGCATGGCGAAAGTATCTGGAGCTGATGAAGCGACACTGGAATATATAAGAGAACAAATTGAATTAGAACAAGCGTTAGCATGACAATCCTCTCAGAACTTTTAGAAGATGATTCCATACAAGATATTGCCCGAAAGACAATTAAAGTTGGGGATGTCTATCGTATAAAAATGAATCAACAAAATGGAATCGTACCAAAGAAAGGTGATAACTCACGCCATAAATTCTTTATTGTGCTTGGTTTTGATTGTGATGGAAATGTATATGGCGGTGTTATTATAAACTCCAACATAAACCAGAATGTACCACAAGTGGTCAAAGATTGGCAAATGCCAATTAAATGCTCTAAATATTCTTTCCTCGAATATGACTCTTTTGTAGATTGTTCAAAATTGAAATGTGCGGAAATAGAAAAATTCAATACTTGGAAATATTTGGGATTTATAGAACTGGAAGATGTGGAATTGATTATTGGTACGGTTAAAGAAAGTCCTAAAGAAACGCCAGAACATCTATCAATATTTGGACTATAAAACACCTTTATATATTAAAACCAAAGAGTGCATGTTGGGCTTAATCGCCAATTATGCACTCTAAAACGGATAATAAAGGACAATCAATTAATGGTTGCCCTGATTATCTAAGAAAATAGTTTCTATACTTTTCATAAAATCATTCCAACATTTTTTTAATTTTTTCTCGCAATTGTTTCATGCGCTCTTTTTTCTGTTGCTGGGTATTTTCAATAACAGATGTCAACTCTTCGGAAGGATTTGGGATCCTAATAACATTTGTTGTCTTCATTCTTTTTTTCGATTATATGATATTGTGGCACACAAAATAGGAATAAATCTCATATTTACACAACCTTATGTTTTTTCCTTCTGTTTTTAACATTATGCAAAAAGGTGGGCTGTTGGACAACCCACCTTTGTACAATATGCACCATACCCAAATTACAGCCAAGAACTTGTACCTTCTCCTGTAATAATATCAAAAGGATTCAGGTTGTACTCTTTCTCAATATTTGTATCGTCTTGCTTGCTTTCCATACCATCTTCATTGAAGATACATCCCTTTAAAGTAACGGTTTCAGCCGTCCAATCAGCTCCTGCATACGCATTGGTAAACGAGATAATCAAATCAAACTCGCCTAAATCCATCAGAGAACCAGCCAGCGCTCTCAGTTGTGAAACCGTGTTGTAGTCCATTGTGATAGATGCAGTGCAAGTCTTATTACCAAAACCACGGTTAATGGCATTACCGCCAATTCCATAGTTGTTCTCGATTTTACGAACTTTATTCCATTTTATTTCAGATACTCCTTGCATAATAGTGGAGTCTTCAGAAATATCCAAAGCTGGTATGGAAATGCGTATCATTGACCAGCTATATGCTACATTATTAATTATTGCTTCCATCTTGTTTATTATTTATTGGTTAGTGCCAAACCTTCTATTACTTCAATACGAGATGCAACGCCTACCGGAACAAGTGAATATTTAATAATCAGTGTATCGTTCTTCAATACATTCTGATTCTTGTCAATTGTCACCGAAAAACCGGAAATTTCCTCATTGGTTTGCATTGTGTTGAGAATGTCGGAAACGATATTCTGAAACATTGTAATTTTGGCTGAAGATAAGTAACCGGTAGCGGGATCAACTTTTAATGGAGAGTGTACATAAGGCAACAAGGCATTGCGTACAGCGCGTCTTGACTTATGAATTGTACGATTTCTGGCAACTGTCCGGTAATCTCCATTGGAGCATGTCTGGTCTTTTGAGAAATATATTCCACTTTCTAATCCTGAATATTTGCACAAGAAAATATACCCCTTATCATCCAATGTATCCAGTTGCATTCTGTTTAAAGAAGAATACTTTAAAGTGCTGGTCAATTGCTGGCCATCATTCAATGCAACATCGCCAAATCCCATTTCAATGTCAGGGAAATACCCAATCAGATTAAATTTGTTAACCCACGCAAATGACTCTTGCACGCTTGCCAAAGCTACACATCCAAGTGCAGCACCAATATTTCCTACAGGAGTTAGATTTGGGTTGGCAAGCTGCATTGCTGACACATCTTTATCTAACCCTTGGCTGAGCAATACTGTAACAAAACGGGCATTTGTTATACAAGTCGGTATTTTTGCCAATTCGACTTTCTTAACAGGCTCATCACTGGTAGCGATAACCGCAGAGTTTGCGTTTAACAAGATTGATAAAGGAGCGTTCTCGTCCGCCAAAGAAGAGGCTTTTGATTGTAAATCTGCAACCAAATCAATACTATATGTTCCTGCTTCAGGGTCAGTTTGCTTCCACAAAGACTGCTCTGTCCACACACCAAGTTGGTTAATCATACCGTGTGCGGCATGTTGCATCTGGTCAATAGCATTCCAATCAGCGCCACAATTTGCGAACATTATGAATAAACGTCCATTGTCACCCTGTATGCTGAAGAAATGATTGATATGATAGTAAGGCACTCCAAAAAGTAAATCATTTTTAGGATCATCAGAGGGTGCAGCAATTCCCAATTCCTTCAAATCGTCCATAGAATTGATTTCTATAACATTGCCTTGCAATTTATCCTTTACAGCCAAACCTGCACCTTCTTCAAAGAATTTAGCTTGTTTGGAAATATCGAACAGCAGCCCTGTGACCTTCTCAGTTGAAGTTGTAGAGTTTGTTCCAATGTTCCCATCGGTATCACTCATAAATACGCCACCTAATGCCATATTTGTAAATTTTATTGTTTGTAATACGGGTTTTGATAAAGAATAGCTTCTGTAACCAAATTAGGTTGAGTGTCTTTTGTGTACACCCCTCCTTTGGCATCAATGTACAGTTCCTGGTAATTAGGGAACTTTTGCAACAACTGCCTTGTTGGTTCCGGGACAGGTGTAGATGGGAGAATTTCTTCCATATCCGTGCCTTCATCCGGCAGCTCTTCAGTGACCATTGTGCTGTCACCTTCAATATCTCTTTGTTCCTCTACATTGTCGCCTGCTGTTGTTTCGTTTAAAGTATCCGGTATATCTGGTGTGTTTGTGGTTTCCTGTGTTTGGACGTTTTCGTCTTCCGGATCTTGGGTCTTTTTTTTACGTGCCATAACTAAAAATTAAAAAAGGGAATGGAGTTTTAGCTCCACTCCCTCGTGATTAAACCATATATAATATCAGTCAACTCGTTATTCCGCATTCTTATAAGCAGTCCAGGCTACAATTTCAGCCGGGCGAACAATGTTTACATCCATTTTCATACGCATCTGGAAGAAATAGAACTCACTGTTGGCCTGCAAACGCTCAACCTTTACTACTTCGGCGTCATTGGCATAGTCAACACCCATCCATAAGTTAGACTCCATACCGGTAGTAAACTCTCCGAGCAAGATGGTATGTTCCGGAATACCTACAATGGGTACAATACGTTTGCCTTTGAAACGGTATTCGTTAACCTTGGTGTTATCAGAGTATTTCACTTGCTTGTCGCTCAGATATTGATCGTACAGGTCCCAAATATCCCAGCCACACACAAATACCAACCCTGCTTTCTTACGGATTTGTTTCGGGCATTTCTTCCACATTGCGTTGAAAGCAGCTTCTACATTGGCGCCAGTAGTCAATTCTGTGTTACCAGCAATAACTACTTGTCCACCAGCCTTTTCAGTTTCTGATGCTTTGGACGAAGTGTTTGCCAAAATACGTTTGATAGCACCGTCAAAATATTTCATCGGTCCGCCCGCATTCTCGCCGCCTATTTCTGTACAACCGCTTAGAGCTGTGATTTTAGCCGCTTCTTTTCCACCTTTTGCAGAACACCAAATAGATTCACCGATATACTCGTTCTTTCTGTCCATCAAAAGACGGAGCATTTTTGCCTGTACTTTCGGGTCCAGTTCGCGGAATACCAGGTTTCCATCCGGCTGTGCAAACCGATAATACTTTTCATAATCTCTCGGATTAAATTCGAGATATACCATGAACTCCTGCGGTTCCAAATAACGTTCTGTGAAAGTGTATTGGTTCAACCCGCCTGTAGTCCCTGCTCCCGCTCCATGAGTAGAAGTAGGCGTTGGAACATTGTCCTGGATCACCTTACCCAATTGAACTGATGGGATGGTGTATTTAAACTGAATGCCTGATTTGATATGAATCAAACCTTCCTTGTATGTGTCGTTGCCTTGCGCTGTATAGGTCAGTAAATCTTCAAGGACCTCACCGGAATAAGTGTTTTGCGCAAAATTTACAGAACTTGCCATGTTTTATATTGTTTGTGTTTAATCAAGTGTTCCAAATTTGAAATCAGGTCCGACTACAGCTTCAACAGCCTTAGCCATTTTCTTTTCTGCCTCAGTAATTTGATTTTTTGCATTTTCTACATTGGCAGGATCATTTGCTATTTCAGTAGAAATTTTATCACGTTTGGGGATGGAGTTCAAGGTCTCTTGTACCATCTCAAAATTGTTTGCTGCCATTTCTACCCATTTAGATTTTGCATCGGGGCTAATTTTACCCTCAGAAATTGCATTTTCTACAAACTGCTCAATATCCGCTTTATGTTGCGCTTCTTCAGCATCTTTGTAATTTTGCAACTCTTCTTTAACCGTTGTCAATTCATTTTGAACATTGGTAAGTTGCGCATCCACCCCTTCTTTTTGAATTTTCAGAGAATCGTATGAAGCCTGAATTTCTCTTGCTTTCTTTTCTGCATTCTTCAATGCGTCAATGCGAGTAATGACAGTTGAAACTTCAGAGTCTTTCTCCAAACCGAGCTGGGCACATACAGAACCAAATGCGAATTCCTGTTCTTTGTCCATCGTTTCTTTTGAATTTGAATTGTTTATTTGATTTTGATTAGGAATAGAGTCGGAAACGTCAAGTGGTTTAAAATCTTCCAATTCTGCATTAATAGAAGCCATTATTTTTTGCAGAGCGCCTGCTTCCACAACTCCTTCAATTTGATTTTTAACTTTAGTGCAAACCTGTTTTGATGTTTTTAGGACGTGGTCCGCCGGCAATATTCCAGCGCTCACGGCAGATCTCGCATCGAAGTAAGTACCGTCACACCCCTCTTTGCCGTCCATAATCTCCCGTATCTTTTCTTTCGTCAGACCAAATCGCTTATGGTAGACAGTTTCGATCTGCTTTTGAAAAGCCTTTACGATTTGTTCGCTGTCAGGGGAGGCGTTTTCTTCGCGTACAAATGGATTGTGAATCATTAAAATTGAATAATCGCGCATGTAAGAACGGGTGCCGGCGGCCCATAATACAGAAGCCATTGATGCAGCCATTCCTTCAATAATAGTTTCAACCTCAATGGGACATTGTTGTATAATAGAGAAGGTTCCCATTCCATACAATACGCTCCCGCCTTCGCTATTGATGCTAATCACAATTTTAGAAGGCTTCACATAGTCCTGAACCCATAAGAACTCATCGTTGAATTGACGGGTGCTTTCTTCATTGATACGGCCGTAGAAACGCATATATACTGGCTTTGCCTCTTGCGCTTCCCCAACTACATATTTTAATTCATCTGTTTTCATTTGAGCTTTTTCACAAGAATAGATGTCTGCCTATCTAATGGTTGTGAATCCTCTAAAACACATCTTTTAAGAAAGTGATTAATGAACCTTTCGACGATTGATATATAATTGAGAAACAGTATGTTTTCTGTAAAAGAGAGCAAGCATTCGCCTCTGTTCCGACGATATTTGAATTCGCTTTTTAAACGTTATCTTCCGGTAGAGTATTTACAGAAGGCTCAAATTTTGCAACCTCTTCAATTTTAGGCTTATCATGATCCCCATGCGCATCTGTATCGTGTTCCGGTGCGTCTGAATGGTTTGTGAACGGTGGCATGACCAAGTATCTATCCACCCATTTCCGGTACTGGAATGAAGAGGATGTTCTAAACCATATTTCATAATCAATCCAATACGGTTGTACCCCATGATCCAAAGATTCTGGCATATCAAAATAAGTAAGGTTGCATCGTTCGTTTAACGCTGCCTCATAATCTTTTGCGTCCTGAATAGCATCATTAATCTGTTGAAAAACCCGAAATCCATGTGTCTCTACAACATCATCCCCATTATTTAAATCATTAAGTACGAATCTAATACGCATGGTGGCGCGTCCCTCTCCTATTCGTTGCTGGGCCACCAAATAACGTACATTTACAAATCGGATAAATGCCGCAGGAAAAGCTATACCGTATTCTGTGTTGCCACGTGTGCGGACAATACGTTCAAACTGTCCGTTATCTATCTTTACTGTCCGAAACAGTTTGGGGGAACTTTCATCATCAGGGTTGGTGTGAAGAGATTCCAACACCCGTCTAACAGCCATATACACATCTTCCAGCGGATTGTTTTCCACTTCTTCTAATGTTGTATTGTCTTTATCAACGAGTGCGGTAGGGCTTTTCTCTATCGTGTCCGTTAAATTGTCTTGTGTATTTAATTTATGTTTTTCTACTATCATTTTGGAAAGCCATCAAAAATACGAATGCTATAAGATGTAATTTTATCAGCTACGGTTGTTGAGTAACCTATAAATTGTCTTTTCTTAATGTTATGTGCTGGAGAGCCGGATTTGGCAACTTGTCCTCCTTCATTGTGTATAGCCGCATAACAGAAATTTCTTCCATATTGCCTTTTACTGAATCGGAACATGTCAGGGTCTGTAAAAATTTTAATTCCACGGCTATTGCTGGAGTGAAAACGGTCCCACACAATCGAGTGCTTGAGTGTTCCAGTTTCTTCTAATATGGGATGGGGCTTATGATCGCTTCTGTTTTCCCACGCAAACGTACCAGCAGAATTAAATCTACGGAGATAGAAAGAATCCTTAAATATTTTTTTTGCAGCGTTACCTATTAATGTTTCAAAGTTAAACACATTAACTTCAAATCTATTAGGAAGGGTTAGCCACTGTTGAGCTAATTGCTTAGGAGTTATTGTTTTTCCAACCATTTTCCTTTTATTCTATTAGCAATGGTGCGTAACTTCTTTTTATACTTTTTCGGAACACTAAAATATGAATGAGCACTGCTAAATATACGCCCACCCTTTGCAACACTTTCTTTAAATACAGGGTTGATAAAATCTGGCATCTCATTGACTTGTCCCACTACTTGTGTTAATTGTGTACAGTTAAGGACGCTTGAAGCCTCTTCCACCAAGAAGCACCTACACCCATGTTCAATAGGCGGAATTAGCCATGCTGGGAAATTAGCTTTTCGATAACTGGTTCCCTCTAATGCAAGATGCCACGGGCGTACTCTATTATCCCCTTGGGTCATATATGTAAGCACAGTGTTCTCGCTATAAGAGACCCATCCAGCAGCAACCCCCATAGCATACTCAATGTCTCCATTCTCTATAGATGAGTATATATTATTGTATCGATAAAAAACACTTTCAGCCTCTTTAATATCTTCTTCGTCATCAATGTCAAGGTCGTCGGGGAGGTTGGCGAACATTTGAAATTCTTCAGCTACAGCAAAGTCAACGAGATTGTCCAAAGCTGCTACCAACACATTACGTTGTTCTTTCTCCATTTTTGTCAGCCCATCATTATGATTGCGAAGTAAATCCAATGCCTTTTCAAAGTCCATACCAAAACCCTTGATTGCATGGTTAAATGCAAATTCAGAACGTAATTCCATCATTTCTTCCAGCAAATCCCAACGGTTATCCGCATTGCCGTAATCACGTAAAAATTTTTGAAAGACAGCATAGATAGCAAGATATTCAGCGTTATCTTCATCTTCAGTGGTTGACTCAGATTCCGCTGTGACGGAAGAGAAACCGCTATCCTTTATTCCTCTTCCGTCAAAAAATTTTCAACCTTCCTGGTCCGATTAGGTTTTTCCCCACGCTGGTATCCGTATCTTTTATAATACTCTTCATCAGTCATAATGTGTCTGTCATTAGAGTGTGCGCCAGTCATATTGTTACCGCCACCAATCATTTCTGATAAAGCGTTAAACTGTTTACCCACTACAATGCCAAATTCTTTTTCAATTTCATCCGCCGATACCTCATATTTATCTGTTATAAAAGAATATAAACTGATTTTATCTTTGTTGCTCATCTCTACCCGATTGGCGTATTTAAACTCCAAGCCAGATTTAATATATCCCATATCAACCAGACGTGGAAGAATCTCTTCATTCATAACATTTTCAATATATTCCCGGTAAACCTCAATCCGTTCCCGAAAAATATCTTGGTGCGCATTAGTGGATCCCACATAAGATTGTGTCTCTCCAGCCATTGAGGAAGAACCGACAATTAAATTGGCAACTTCTTTGTTTACAAACTCAATAAGGCTACTATAAATATGCTCAGAATTAGACATTGTAAAAGTCTTTATGTCCACTTCGTCATTCAGGCCTGTAACAACAATTTTATTTTGAGCAGCGTTGGCTATACTTTGAGCCAATCTTTGTCGGTCCTGAATGCTTTCAGACTCTGTCTTACCGTGAATGATAGGCTGGCCATATGTGTGTGAGAAATTCACATAGTTAGCTAATGTAAATTTCTTAGCCAATATCAAAGGGGTAGTTGCAGAAAACAGCCCTAATGTCCCTGTATTAATAAGAATATAGTTACAGGAATATTGGTTTGAGGTTATATCCCACCCCGGCGTCCATTGCCCCTGCCTTTTAACAACCCTATTTTGATTAGGCAACACATTACGTCTTTCTATGATATTTACTTCAGCCAACTTATTTGTTAACGGGTTTATCGTAGGCATAATTTCGAGCAAGGTGTATCCATACCATTTAGACTCAACAATTCCCTTGATTATCTTTGTAAATTGAGAGCCTTGTATCTTTTTGGTTTCTTCTACATCTTTTATATACTTGCCACGCTCATTCTGTCGCGCTAACATATAACGCTCACCTATAATTTGAGATTCTACAGTTTCCAATACAGCACTTAAATGTGCATCTTGTTGTACACATGCTTCATATAAATCAATTAATGGGCCACGGTCATCCAAAACAACGCCCCGTGTTACCTGAGATTGGACAGATTTATATCTGCAATGGCGATCAATCTCTCTTACATATTCTTGAATCGTTTTTTTACTGGTCCTAAATATACTCTCCAGTGGAGTGCCGCGAAAAGTTGTGTCTGTGCTAACTATATTCAT